ATCGTATTTGAATAACAAGAATAATCCTGCAATAATTAAAAGTATAAGGGCAGCAAAATAAGCAAAAATAATAATAGCTACAAGAGTAGGCATAAACTTTCTCTAGATCTTGTTCTGTTCCTCATAAATCTCCCTGAAACGAATCAAAGGGATCATTGCAGCTTGTGGCACAATACTATTTCCCAAAGACTTGAGTCTCTTCACCCTGTTCTTTTTCTCAGTAGTTACTCTTGGGATATCAGGTTCGTGAATCCAAGAGGGTATCCTTGAAGCCACTCCACCCAATCCGGGTTCAGACTCCCCTTGACTTCCTTCCTCCCCCCTTCTTCCTTCACTACAATCGTTGTCAGTGATTCTTGGGAACCCTTCTTCCCCCTGCTCCGATCCTGAAACCCCTGTCTTGCTTCTGATGCTTGAGGAGTTGGATACATTTTCTCCCGATGCCTGATCTCTGAAATTAGGTTCGGTCCCCCTAGCTTCTTCTGATATCTCTCCTCTGAAATCGGACCCCTCTGAGCATCGAATGCTTGAGGAGTAGGCCAAAACTTCGGAGTTGCTACCTGTTCTGCCAGACACCCCGGATAATCCTTCCTGCCTATTGATAACCTGTAAGCTTTCCTCTTCTCCCTCCTGTCCCCTTTTGGTTCTATCTGGACTGTGCCTGGAGTTAGCCACATACGCAATACACCACCACCGTTTTCTGAGGTGAGGTGCTCCCACACTGGCTGCTGATATAATTTTCCACTCACAATCATACCCTCTCGAGGCCACTTCCCCGTGTACAATTCTTGCCCACTCTCCTTTTCCCCCAGAAAGGATGTTTGCAACGTTCTCCAAGAGCAGGGCAGGTCTAACTCCGCTATAGGCATAGAACTCGTCACTGAGTCTGAGGATTTCAAAGAAGAGTCCTGAACGTTCTGCTTTGATCCCCTTCTGGACTCCTGCTTGTGAGATATCCTGACAGGGGAATCCTGCTGTGATAAGGTGGACAGGTTCTCGCTGCCTGATAACGTCTTCCGGGTGGAGTTCTTTGACATCTTCAAATATTGGAATGCCGGGAAAGTTCTGCTTTAAGAGGTCCCTGCAGAATCCCTCTATTTCGCAGAAACCTACAGTGCGATATCCTCCTACCCAACTTGACGCAAGAGTGAATCCACCTATACCAGAAAATAAATCTAGTACATTGATCATGAATCATCTTTCTTCTCCTTTGAAAAAATTACAAAATAACTAAAAGGTTTGATATGTGTCTAGGGTGTACCTTTTTTTATTTAAGGGGGTAGCCCGGGGGGGGTCTCAAAAAGTATGTCAGATATCTTCATATGTTCGATTTGGAGTATTATCGTACATATAAACCCTAACCCCTTACAGCACTCCTTACATGCTGTTCTCCACCCCTCTGAACCCTTGGTACTATCAGCCTAGTATAATAATGCTTGATAACTATACAACCCCAAAGCTGCACACCTTCTCCTGAAAATGCTCCGCGTGTGTGAGGATCTCAGCGAGGCATGTGGGAGCAACCTATGTCATTATCTCTAGCACTAGTATTGGACACCTCTCTCTCATCCTTAAACCGAGTGTCCTTGCCTGTTCTGTAGTCAGTGCCTTGACCTGTTCAGGTGTATAAGTCTGCCTCATATGATCTGTATAACAGTCGCACAGATGCATTCTTGTTTGTTCCCCGATAGTCGGTAAGATCTTTCTAAACTGCAGTGAACAAGCCCACCACATTTCCCTAACATTCTTAGTAGGGAACTCAAGCTTGGACTCTTCTTTCTCTGCTGCTCTTGAGGTTATTACACCTACGCCTAACGTCAACATAGCTATCAAAGTTAGTAGTAAGATCTTTATCTTTCTTGTCTCGGAATTCATAAGCCTCCTAGTTTAAGTTGATAAATAACCCGGCACTATACACTAACTTCCTTCGTTATTTTCTAGTCCCTTCTTCTTGGGAGTTATATCCTTCATAACGTCTTTCAACCTTCTTCTGTTCAGATCTCTAAGTTCCTGAACATGCTGCACCCTAGTTTCTTGAGTCACTTCGATCTTCCTCTTCTCGCCATAACGATCAGGATTCCCCACCTTTGCGTCCCAGGTTCTCATTTGGAATATGAGGTTACCGAGCGCAGGGTTTGGTTTACCTTCAGTGATCTGTTGATCGAAGACTTCTTCCAACCTGTCTGCCTTTTGTGCAACTGAGTCTGCACTACCGTCTGCTCTCATATGCCTGTACTCTTCAACCTTCTTTTCCTTCTCAGGATCTTCTTTAACCCACCTGTAAATTGACATCTTTGGTAGATCATATGCTTGAGCAATAGTCAGGGCATTAGCACCGTTCTCGAACATCATCCAGACCTGCTGCCAAAACTTAGGGTCAGTCTTCAGTTCAACTGTCCTCTGTTTTCTGAGTCCTTTTTTTGACTTTATAACCTTGGTTTTTCCTAGCGAAGTATTGTCTTTGGAACGCACGTTTAATCTCTTTCTCTATCTGAGGATCAGCCCTAAATTTAGCGTAAAGGTATTTCCTAACGCGGATATGTTCGACTCGATCAAGTTCTTTTTGGTCAGGATTCCTGTAAGTTATCTGGTAACAGTTTACTTCAGTATCTCGGATAATAAATACTCCGATATCTTTTGGCAGATACTTCTCAAGTTCTGCTTCAAACTCTTCAGCCTCCAGGACTGTCTCGAATTTTGTCAGGCTGCTTCTTGTTTTTTGGATCTGGGACAGCACTTGCTCGAGTTGTTTTTTTAACTTCCCCGGAGGAATCTGTAAAGTTTGCCCAGAGTTTTTTGTCGAGTGTTTCGTGTTCAGGGTAATTAGGTCCGAGGAATCCCCAGTGGATCTTTCTTCGGTGCGTCTGGTGGAGCTTCTGGATCGCGGTTTCAGCTTCTTGCCAGGACTTGATAATGAAGTAGTTGATTCCGAAGTCTTCTGCTCTTTTCTGCCAAGCCTTTTGCGTACCACTTTGCTTTCCTGTTGGTGATTTAATTTCAAAGGCAAACAGTACTGGGATCTTGGCTAGAAGATATACACCAAGAAAGTCTGCTGCCCCCTTTTCACTGTTTGTTCTGAACCCTCCCTTGCCGTCCGGGATTCCTGTTGTCTGCATCCTGAATAAACGTACATTCCTTGACCTGACTGCTGCCCAATTCTGCACGTCCTTCGTCACTTCCTTCTCGGAGTAGTTCTTCTTTTGCTTCTTCAGCAGTTCTGTTGAGCTTATATTTTTCATTGATCCTTTTGTTGAGTGATTTGTCATTCGGTCCTATTTTGAGATAACCCTTAACTAGTTGCCTGTATAGACCCACATTTCTAATCTTAGATCTGTGACTTTCCTTAAAATTTTCCCTTGGGGGAACTATAAGGGGGTTCTTTAAACCTTCTTCTTTTACTTTCTTTCTTTGTTTGTTAGGTGGTCTGTTAGAGGGTCTGTTAGTAGGTCTGTTACCCTCTGTTTTTTTAGCCTGATAAACTGAATATTTACAGACCTTTAGTACCCTTCCACCGTTTGTTAGACCTCGTGTTAGATCCTCTGTTAGAACGTTTGTTAGTTTTAGAGCCTTAATTGCAGTCCTAACGGTCTGAATTGATAGGCCAGTTTCATAAGCGGACCTTTTAAGTGTAGTTGCAAACTCACCCCTCCTAATAAGGATTTCTTTTCCACCAAGACTAAATTTGGTAGGTGTATCTGACCACCAAGCTGATATCAAACAGTAGGTGAAATAATGAAATGTCAAAGGCTTTTTAAAGAGAGGATTCTTCTTTGCTTTGCGGAACAACTTAATAAAACTATCAGGTTGTTTTGGTTGCTCTTCCATGAGCAGAAATCCTCTTCCTTGAGTTAAATTAGTTAATGTGGCAACTCACAGAATCAACTACTTTGCGTTCAGGTTAAACGCGTTTCTGTTGGAAGATCTTGAGTTACCACGTCTTCTAGAGACCTTCAGTATCGGGATACCACTTCAGTTGCCACTGAGGCTGATTCTCAGGTGGTGCTACCCAGTTACCCTGATCGTCCTTAACACTTCGAGGCCAGAGCATCACTTTTCCTCCGAAAGGCCACTGACCCGAGAAGTATTCGTCTCTACCTGACTTTTCGTCTGGAGGATTATTAAACATGTTACATATATTTCTACCTGCCATTTTATTTTTCCTGTTGAGATTTAAAATCGATATCCTTTAAAACTAGACTATCGAAATATTCAGTTATAGTTATATCACGTCCCTGACATTCTTTGAGAACATGACGTGCTCTTGAGTATTTGAGTTGAAAGAAAAACACTCTTAAAATACTCTCCTTTGGTCTACCCCTTGTTGCGTGTTTAAAAAGCATCAAAGGTCTACCGCGTTTCTTCTTTGCTGTTGCCAACATTGTCACCTTCCTTTCTGTTAAAAGTAATAAACATAACCTAGAGACAACTTCAGAGTAGTTACCCTGGATTGGTAGATAAAAACTCTTTATCGTTTTAACAGGAGTATGCTGCAAGGCAATTTTAGTATATAAGAGAACCCTTGCACCTATCTTGGCCCCTAGGTATATGCTTAACATTATTTACAAACGTCACCCTTCCTGTTGTGGACTCGTTTGTACTGTTTACTATAGGTGATTTAAAACAAGAAGGGTTTCCCCTCCGCTGCATAAAAGTCCACGGTATAACGTCAACCTAATACCTGTCAGTTTTACCTTTTCATAATCTCTATCTTCTGCTGCTCACTTAACTTTTGTAGCATCTCGAAATAACTTTGATGCTGCGATACTATATAGCCAAGTGAACTAACTTCTTTCCTCATTTCTATGAGAATTTGTTCGTGCTCTTTAATCTTATTTTCTGCCTCTTTTGGATTCATTCCTTTCTCCTTATTAAGCTCAATGTAACTTTGAGTTTGTGCATCCCACTGTTTAACTTTTTTATTCAAAGTTTCCTCCTCCTTCTCTTCACCAGAACCTTCTTTTAACTTCCTATTTATTTCTGCCCACTCTGCTTTTGAGACCATTCTTTAACACCTTATAATATTGATGACAACATCCTAAAGAAGAAGTGATTCCACTTGTCAAAAAAGCTCGAATATGAATAAATCACACCGATTAGGATCATTGTAATTGTGAACCTTTTAAACCTTGATCTTCTTTGCTCAAGAGTTCCCACATTTTTCTGCGACCTTCCCTCCGATCCTTCCAGAATTTTTTCCACTGTTTTTCGTCCCAATCTGTCTCCTTTTCCTTACTCATCTGAAGCACCACGATCTGAGTCGGGTTCGTTATACCTATGACTATAAGGATAAGCATAATCTAGATCATCACCGTGGAATGTTGCCCGATCTGCTTTGCCTATATTACCTATTCTGCAACTAGGATTTGAGGTGCAAGCATTACTGTTTTTCATGATCATATAAATATTAAGAGCCTGTTTACGCTGCTGCTTGTTTAGCTCCTTGTTTTTGATCCTTTGCACTACTGACTGGATCTGCATTTTGCTGAACACGCTCTTTAACTTCTTCCCTAGGGCTATCTTCTTTGAGCTTAACTTGGGTCCTTCCTCTTCGGTTTGGCTTTGGAGCGTTTTCTTTGTCGATTTCGATAGCACTTGGTTTACTGCTTTGTCCAGTTTGTCCAGTTCCTTCGTTTGCTTGTCCAGTTCCTTCTGGAATTGACTCGGTTGATTTGTCATTTTCTGTCTCCTCTTGTTTGGTTAGATATTGAAAGTCAGAACTACCTAAAGTAATAGTCTGACCTTCACCAGTATCCTCTGCAGCTACAGAGGCATAACTAAGACGTTCAGCGTGAATACCCTGCTTTTTGCTGATAGTCTTAGACATTTTCTTGATAACAGACTTGAGACACATTGCCTCGTAATCTGTATTCCAAGGATGTGCTTTTGAATGTGCTCCTGCACTTTTGGATTTGATCCGATCACATTCTTCTCGCGTCATAAAATCAAACTTAATCTTTGAAGAATTTGGGATTTCTGCACAAGCATAAACTGCTACCAGTTCACCTCGAGAAGCTCCAAGAGTGGGGGAGTGTTTTATTTGGGGGTTAGTACCTAGTTGAACGTCAACGTTTGGCAAGTCAGACTCATATATAGGGTGTGCCCAAACTGAAATTACATGACCTCCTCGGTACATTAATTCGAGTTGACCTTTATAGCCGATAACTAAAGTACACCTATTACCGTAGGGGACCAAATATGCTTCTCCTGTTACTGAAGAAGGTTCTAATCCCAAATAACAAGCCTGCTTAATTGACTCAAGTATAGATTCAATACTGCATTCCTGAAGTCTTTTATTCTTATGAACTTCTGACGCAGCTACCTCATATGTTCGTTTTAAATCGAAACTAGAATCGGGTACTGTTACCTTGAATTCTTCGTCATATATATTGCAGTGCTTAAGCACTACTTCTTTAGTTAGTTTAGTTGAGGATCTCATTTTCTTGTTCCATTCGGAGTGATCTGTTAATCTGCCAATCCCAAAGGGTTAATTCTTTAGGATAACCAGGTGAGTAATTAGGAAAAACTGCGAGCTCGCCACTTGCGTGAAGCTGCTTGGCAATTTCCATTGCTCGAGCACGTTTAGCACGTCCACTTTCTAAGACAACTTCGTCTGCGTAATAACATCCACTACCGTAGGGATCTTGAGTTTCCAAAACGTACCAAACAAAATTACCGATTTTTTCGTCAGGATAAAGTGCCTGCAAGGCAGCAGTATAGTGGTATGCTTGCATGTCGTAATTCCTGTCATACATTTTCTTATGAAATGCTCTCTGATTACCCACATCAGTAGTCTTAAAGTCACCGGGAGTTTTGATGTTCCGAGTGATTAAATTCTGAGTGATATGATCCAGCATTGCCTTCATAGGAATACCGTCTTCAATCCACAGGATAATTGTCTGCCAGGTTCCGTTTAATCTTTCCCAAAATTGACTATTTGAAAGTGCCGATTTCAGCATCAGCATTATTGTGTCAAATTCCTTTTCGGTAATAATCAACTTACCTTTGTTATCGTCTTTGAATGCCTGCTGATTTTTTCTTGCACCTGTTCCTTCCCAAAGGGGCATAACGATAACATGCTCAAGGATCTTACCCACATCCCAATTCATTCGATCAAGATCTATAAAGGATTGCTCCTTAATACAGTCTGATAATAGTTCGAGGTACAACTCTGCTGCAGATCCTAAGATCATAGGCCGGGAAGGTTCTATACCTGTCCAAGCTTTTTGAAACCAAGGATCTTCGTTTAGCAGGGTGGAACCAAAGGAGTTTGAGAATGCTTGAATCTGGTGGTACTCGGATTCAGTACAATTCAAGATTGAGGGGAAGTGGTCTACACAGAAGAAATCTTCGGAACCCGGAAACCACTCAGGTTCGATTATTAGTTGTCCTGCGTCTCCTTTTGTAAATCCTTCAATGTCAGGAGAGAACTTAATATCATCCAATGAAGATTTAAAAAGAATATCCGTTTCTTTTTTGTTTGACATACTATTCCTTTCAGTTAATATTACGTCAGTATTTACTACCTTGTTGCAAATGTGAGGGGGGTTTTTGTGGTAGAAAGGAGCAAACGCCCACATCCCTGAATTGGGAAGACCCCCCCCTTATCTTTTTTTAA